GGAAATGGTCAAATTCCTTGAACAGGATGACAGACCCTATGAGATACCAGGTCAATATCATGTGAGAACTTGGACCAAAGATTCAATCACACTTGAAGCATACAATCCCAACAACAAGGATCCGTTGGAGATCATGGATGTGAGACCAAACACATTGGGCAAAGTGCCAGCGGTATGGGTATATGCCAACAGGGGACCAATCAGAGGCATTGGAGTTTCAGACATCAATGACATAGCACAATCACAGAGATTCCTACACGAGTGTTATTCAGAAGCAGAACAATTGATCAGGATCACAAACCATCCAAGCCTAGTAAAAACAAATTCAGTACAGGCATCAGCAGGTGCGGGTGCCATAATCACAATACCAGAAGAGCTTGATGGCAATCTCAAACCTTACCTATTACAACCTTCAGGTGGTAATCTAGAAGCCATATTGAAAACAATGGAAGAAACTATCAAATCCATTGACAGGATGGCTCACTTGGGTGCCATAAGATCCACAGAATCAAGACAGCTCTCAGGAATTTCAAGACAATCAGAATTTTTATTATTGGATGCCAGATTATGTGAGAAAGCAAAAAATCTTGAATTGGCAGAAGAACAAATATTCCGTCTATTTTCATTATGGCAAGGTGAGGCCTGGGATGGAGAGATCAAATATCCAATGGCATTCCACATCAGAGACAAGAACTTGGATATGGATATCATATTAAAGGCCGCTACCGCACAGAGAGACAGTGCCACAGCAAGTGCCAACGTCAAATCCATTATAGATCAAAAAGTGATGGAGATTTTATCACACGATGAAGACGAATTAGAAGAGATGAACAATCAAATGGCAGACACGGGCATGGAACATGATCCCGTGACTGGTGCCGTGGACCTAGTCACTCATATGAGAGAGATGATGGAACAGGGCATGACCAATGAAGAGATCTTGACACTTCATCCAGAACTAAATCGTTTATTCCAAGGATCTAACAATGGCAACGTACCAGAACAGAACAGTAACTCTCAATAAACCTTTCAGGACACCAGGCAAATCAAAAAAGTTTGCTGTGTATGTGCGGAACAAATCCACGGGTGTGGTAAACATCGTGAGATTTGGTGATCCTGACATGAGGATCAAATCAAACATACCAGCAAGGAAGCGAAGTTTCTTGGCACGGTTTGGAGCCATACTAAAAAAAGTCAAAGGACAAAAATCATTGTCACCAGCATACTGGAGCATCAAAGCATGGAGGTAGATCAGGATGGCAGGTATAAAAAAACGATTGGGTCAACAGACTCACCATACCAAGTTCTATATCAATGGCCAGGAATGGAAACCTGTGAAAGTGGTCACTCCCAAGATGTTTGGAAATGGTTATAAAACATACATGGCCGCACAGAGTGTACAGACGGGAGAACTGTATCACAACAGCCACGGCAGGATAGCACCATGGCACTCAATACAATTCACACCAATCAAACCAGAGGAATTGGAATGATAAGAAAACTTTATAGATTACCAGAAGAGACAGCAAGACATCTACAACTTAAAAAATTGTGTTTGGACTATTTCACACACTATGAAAAATTAATGAAACACCCCAGCAAGACCAATGCCGCGAGGGCCAGGAAGGCCTGTGTGCTGATGAAGAGAGTGGCACACGCAAGGGGACTTGAACTATTGGACTTATATGCTCCTTCAAGGAATGAAGGCAGACCAGAAAAATTTCCAACCAAACATTGGAAGAAAACCCTAGAACGAAGAAAGGAACAGCAAAATGGCTAGAGCATCAGGAAGAAGAAAACCCATGACATCAGGTAGAAGAAAACCCATGATGAACAAAAACAAAAAATCAGGTAGAAGACGATAATGCCTGTAAGAAAAGTAAGAGGAGGCTATCGTTGGGGCACAAGTGGCAAGGTCTATAAAACTCGCGAACAAGCGGAGAAACAGGGCAAGGCCATTCGTGCTTCAGGATATGGCAAACGAAGTGGCAGACGTAGGTAGCAAAGATGTCTATGACTGGATTGGAAAAATTGTTGCTAAAAAGAATGCGAAGACTGGAAAAGCAATCTGTCCTTTTGCGAAAAGAACTCTCCAAGAGAAGAAGATCCAAGTTGTGCCTGGAAAGAGTGGCCTTCTGGATCAGATCAATCACTGTGCTGGCCTTTTTGGCATTCTTAATTTGGATATTGTCATCATCTATATCAATTACCCCATAACAGAAAGGAAGTTATCAAAGATCTGTGAAAAATCTCATCAAAGCAATCCTGATTATGCTATCCTCTATGACCATCCTGACAATGCTGGGCTACATCAAGGGGTATCTTTTTCCTTTGGCAAGTGTCCTTTAGTATTCATTCAAAATTTAAAAAAATTAAAGACAGCACAACAACAATTACGAAAGACAGATTGGTATAAAACCTGGGATATTGAACCAGATGACGCGATGTTCTATTGATTTCTTATAAATATGTAAGGTTAGTGAGAAATCCACTCACGTATATAAAAGGAGGATCACGATGGATCTTAATACATCGCCAGACAATCAGATTGCCACTGCGACAACTGACACAGTCTCTAAAACAGAGCAGGCACAAGCGGACAATCAACCCGCGAAAACTTATAGCCAGGCTGAACTGGATGCGATAGCGGCAGAAGTCAGAAGAAAGACTGAAGCCAAATTTGACAAAAAGTACGGTCAGGTTGATGTTGAGAAATACCAAGCTCTCATGGCCAAGGAAGAATCTGAAAAGATTGCCAAAGCCCAAGAGAAGTCAGAGTTTGAGAAACTGTTGAAGGAGAATGCTGAAAAGTTTAACAGCAAAATTAGTTCTCTTACATCAGAACTGACAAAGATCAAGGTGGATGGGGCATTGATAAATGCGGCATCAACCAAGAAAGCAGTTAATCCAGATCAGGTCGCAAGATTGGTCAGGGATAGTGTTAGAATGTCAGAGACTGGTGAAGTTGAAGTGGTTGATCCCAAAACAGGTCAGACTAGATACACTGACAATGGTGATCCTTTAACAATTGATGGGTTGGTTACGGAATTCCTAACTACTAATCCTCATTTTGTTTCAGCAGGTCAGCCAGGAGGTGGATCCAAGTCCAACACAAATGCTGAAGGTATTTCCAAAGTTGATGTGACTAAACTGGATATGACTAATCCAGAACATAGAAAACAGTATGCTGAGTATCGTAAGAAACTGGGCTACTAAACATTAACAATAAAAGGAGATTAGCAAAATGGCTAATGAATCAACTACTACATCATTGAATGATCTGATAGCACCCATCGTACAAGAAGCGATGTTCGTTGCGTCTGAGACTTCAATCATGCCAGGACTTGTGAAAGTTTTCCAAGTTCCAGCAAACGCAGGTAAGGTATTACAAGTGCCTTTATACCCTGTACAAACAATCGCTAGTGACGTAGGTGAGGCCTCAGACTTATCAAACACTGAGATCTCAACTGGTGTTGCTAACATCACATTAACAGAAGCAGGTATCATGACTACATTGACTGACATGGCAAGAAACCATTCAGTATCAAATGTTGTTGCTGACCTAGGTAAGTTATTTGGTGAAGCGATCGCGAAAAGACACGACAGAGCATTAACAGGCTTGTTCTCAAGTTTCAACACACAGATTGGTGTACAACCAGATGAGTTAGAAGTGAAAGACTTGTTTGAAGCATATGCTACATTGAAAGCAAATGCGGTGCCAGGACCATACTTTGGAGTGTTCAATCCTAAGTCAATCTACAATATCAAGAAAACATTAACGAACACTTTCGTTAATCCAAATGCTTCTGCTGTTGTTAACCAAGCGATGAGCGAAGGTTACATTGGTAGAATCGCAGGTATTGATATCTTTGAAAGTTCAAATGTTGTTGAAAGTTCAGCGACTGACGTCACTAACGCAGTATTCTCAAGAGATGCGTTAGGTTTAGCGGTTGCTCAAAACATCAACATTGAAACACAAAGAGATGCTTCATTAAGAGCTGAAGAAATTGTTGCTTCTACAAGATACGGTGTATCTGTATTACACAACTCTTACGGTGTTAAATTAATTGGAGATAACCAAATCAACTAATAATTGATTTTGTTTATTTTTGTACTAAAGGGCCAGTGGAAACATTGGCCCTTTTTTTATGACCATTAAATAATAGTATGAATC